CCTTCTCAAGGACGTGACCCGTCAAATCATTCTCCGCCAGCCGCTGTTGGATAATCACATACGCGCCAGTCTTCTGATCATTCAAACGGGTGGACATCGTCCCATCCCACCACTCAATCGTGCTTTCAATGTTGGCGTCCGAAAACGCCTCCGACGCGCTGTTAGGGTCATCGATCACGATGATCGAACCACCCTCCCCGGTCACCGCCGCGCCAACGGACGTGATCAGGCGCTCACCGCCGTGGTCATTGGAAAAGCGCGACTTGGTGTTCTGGTCAGAGTTCAGCTTGAACCGCTCACCCCACATGCTCTGATACCACGGCGACTCAATCAACCGGCGGCACTTGACACTATCACGCAGCACAAGCTGGTTGGCGTAGGACGCCATCAGGAACTGCACACCGGGCCCAGACGTCGGGGACAGGGTCTGCTGCGCCCACGTCCACGCAGGGAACGCCACGGACGTAATGGTACTCTTACCCATGCGCGGCGGGATGTTGATGATCAGCCGCTTGATGTCGCCATCAACCACTGCCTGCAAATGTTCGGCCACAGCTTCAATAGGCCAGCCGTCCTTCCATGTGCTGGCATCAATATACTTCCATGCATTCGTCAAAAAATAATACAGGCTCTCTTCGCAATCAGTTCGGTCCAACTCCATCAACTGGCGCTGAATGTCGATCTTCGAAATGTCGAAGTCGATCATTATCCCTGCGCCCTCCGCATGGCCACAAACTGCTCCAGCATGTCAGCGCAGCACTCCTTGGCATCCTCCCACTGATCCTTGGTCACAATCGGGATCTGCCCCCGCATCATCCGGATGAGATAATGCGGGTTGATCATTAATTCAGGGTCAAACGTCATCGCGACGAAGTCGTCTTCTTCACTCATCAGGGACTTCCTCAAATTCGCCATCAGCGACCTGCTGCGCGCTAGGCGCTGCCAACCTCATGGCGGAATGCAAGATGTCCCTAAGAGCCTCACGCTGATCAGCGTCAAGCAACCTTGGATCAATGGTCTGCGTCTTATGGCTAATCTCAAGCGGCTTGCCGTCAGCGCCCGTCATCTCAACGCGCTTCACGTCCCGGAAGCTGTCGCCACCCAGCCGGCTCAGCAAATACATCCCCGCCTGCACCGTACCTTTGTGATTTGGATCGCGGGCAATGTTATACAAATTAGTCTTCACGTCATCCATCACAACGCTTAGGCCAATGTCCAACTCCTCACGGTAATGATTTCTCAAAGCGTTAACGCTGATCCCCATTACCTTGGCAACATTCTCATGGTTCATCCCAAGGCCAACAGCGTGAAGCACACCCTTGCGGCTCTTCTGCGTCGGAATATGCTCATGGGAGGCTTTCTTCCTTGCCCCCTTGTCCGGCAGCAAGGCCCTGATCGGGGACACAGTATAGCGACCGTCAATGCCCGTCTTGTCATGGCCATCGACGTCGGTGGGCTCACCGTCCTGAACAACAAGGCTTTTGGAACTTTTGGCCATCGATATGCTCACCTAATTGGATAGACCCCTATTTAATACGGATCAGGTTCTTGAGCAAGGACAGCAAATTTTTTGGGTATACCCCCACCCCCTTTATTTCTTGAAGGGGGTGCCCCCTTTGCGGGGCAGAAACACTTCGTCCAAAAGAAAGCAGCCGGCTAGCCTTTGGGGTCAAGCTAACCGGCTGCGCACAACCACGAAAGGAGCAAACAATCGTGTCCGGGCTGCATACACCGACGTCCGATAGTGTGCAAGATGGTTTGTGTGCGGCTGGTGGGGTGGGGCATATGGACTGTGGGTGTTTTGGGGGTGTATTGCGGGTCGGCTGCATGTAACCCCCCATGGTACCTAATTCCTAGAAAAAAGGGGTATACCCCCCCTCAGTCATCCAGACAGTTTGCCAGCATACAAAAAGAACAAAAGCAGACTGCCTTTCAGGCAGACGTTGTTTGTTAGTCAGCCTTCGGCTGAGCCGCGCGGCGCGCGGACGCGCGCTTCGCGCACGGGCGGCGCGCAGGCGGGGCGGCGCGCTGGCCGCCCACGGGCGCGCGGGCGTTAGTGCATCGCGCCTTGCTGCACCCAAGCGGTGTAGCTCTGCTGCTGGCGGGCGCTGCGCTGCGCGCCGTCGTTGTACTCTTCGACGGTGAGCGCTGTCACGTCGGTGTCGGCATGCTCGAAGCGGTGCTTGTCGCAGTCGGCCAGCACGGCCTGAGACCATGTGTCGTAGGTTGCGACGATGGCGATTGCGATGCCGTGGCTGCGGGCGATTACGTTGTACATGTCGTTTGCTCCTTACTTGATGTGCTTGATGGCACCACGGGCACCAATTTGGACGTGGAAGCCTGAGCGGGCAAAGCGCCCGGCGGTGGTGATATCGTCGTTGGCCCCCTCGCCAGTGAAGGCGGCGACGCAGTACACGTAGACATGCTTGCCGGCGAAGGACGGCGTGACGCGCAACTCGATCACTTCGTGGTTGGCAGAAACGTACGACTTGAGCAGGTTGGTCGCGGCGAGGAACTGAACGTCGGGCAGTTGGTCGATGGTCACTGGTTTGCTCCTTGGTTGACGCCCTATTATTAGGGCGGGCTGCCCTGTCTGTCAACAAAATAAATGATCCGCTTTTGGAACTAACTCATCTCATTCTGTGTCGATTGTCGCTTGACCAACAGGGCGAGCTGCCCTAATGATGGGGCATCAACCAAGGAGCAAGCAAATGACCACCAAGTTCGACATCTACCAAGACGTTACCGACCGCATCGTCACCGCCCTTGAGAGCGGCGCAGCCCCGTGGCTCAAGCCGTGGGCCGAAGGCAAGTGCGGCGGCTCAGGCCCCCACAACGCCGCCACTGGCCGCGCGTACAGCGGCATCAACTGGCTGGTGCTGTCCTGCTCAGCCTACACGTCGGACGGCTGGCTGACCTATAAGCAGGCCACTGAGCTTGGCGGCCAAGTGCGCAAGGGCGAGAAGGGCACCCACATCGTGTTCTGGTCCTTCCCTAAGATCCAGCAGGACGACGGCACCTTCAAGGCTGTCCCGTTCGCCAAGGGCTATGTCGTGTTCAACGTGCAGCAGTGCGACGGCCTTGACGCCGCCAAGCTCAAGGGCATGGAGCCCGTGGTCGCTGGCGACACGTCGATCAACGCACTGGCAGCGCGCGTGGGCGCGGACGTGCGCCACGGCGGCAAAAAAGCGTTCTACACGCCGCAGGGCGACTACGTCGGCATGCCCACCGCCGACAGCTTCGCCAGCCCCGACGCATACGCCGCGACCCTCGCCCACGAACTGGTCCACTGGACTGGCCACAAATCGCGCTGCGACCGCCAGTTCGGCAAGCGCTTTGGCGACGACGCCTATGCGTTCGAGGAACTGGTCGCTGAAATCGGCAGCGCCTTCGTCTGCGCGCAGATGGGCATCCCGCTCGAAAACCTCCAGCATTCCAGCTACATCGCTTCGTGGCTCAAGGTGCTGAAAGCGGACAAGCGGGCCATCTTCACCGCATCCTCGCAGGCAAAGCGCTCATCGGAATTTTTGATCACAAACGAACCTGTGATTGAAGAAATCGCAGCCTGACGTCAAACGGGCCTTGCCAAACAGGGCATAATGCCCTACGACAATCAGGCGGCAGCAAGTCGCAGTCGCTTAAATCCTATCAAACCTGATTTTATTGGAGACCTACCATGGCAACGATTTTCTCTCGCGCCCACAACCTGACCGACATCGACCAGCTTGGTGAGATCAAGGCTCAGATTGCGGACCTGACTGCGGTGGCTGACAAGCTGTCCGCGCAGATCAAGGAGCTTGGCGCAGGCAGCCACGACGGCGACATGTTCACCGCCACCGTGTCGGTGATCAACGAGCGCTGGTCCGCTGATCCCAAGGCTATCGAAGCCAAGCTGCTGGCGGTGCTGGGCGAAAAGTCTTTCGCATCGTTCGTGGCTGCGCACCAGAAGCGCACCGCTGGCTACACCAGCCTCAAGCTTGCAGCCCGCAAATCTTAATCGCCCTGAACAAAAAGGAGCAAATTAAATGACCACCATGGACACCTTCACCGCAGTCGGCTTGGCCGAAGGCTACATCGAAGCGGACAGTGAGCAGCAGATCATCGAAGCGTGGCAGACGCTGCACGACACTGGTCTGGCATACCGCCTGCAAGGCTTTTTCGGGCGCACCGCTCAGGACCTGATCGCCCAAGGCGTAATCAGCGAATAACCATCAACCAAGGAGCAAGCCCAATGCACCTGTTCGCAATCCTCATGGCGTTGTGGGTTCTGGTCGTCCTGATCCCCGACGACCATGATCCGGGTGACGGGCGGGACTGGTGGGACTGACATGACCAAGGACGAATACCGGGCCGCACTGCAACGCATGGGGCTCCGTCAGGTGGACGTGTCGTGGATCACAGGAGTGACGCATCGCCATGGCCGCAAGTGGGCTAATGGCGACACCCCGATCCCCCAGTCCGTATCCCTTTTGCTGACGGCCCTTGAGGAAGGCCGGATCACCCCGCGATGGCTCAAAAAGCACATCCCGATTGACCCACCCTATAATTCCAGTGAGCGCCCCTAAAACGGGATTTCATCGTCAAGGTCGCCTTGGGTGTCGTGGACGTCATCCAAGGCGTCTCCCACGTCCCGCCTTAGCTGAACTACCTCCGCAGCCGGGAACGCGCTCTTAACGGCCTCTACGGGGCTCAGAGCGTCCAATATCACCGCCATCTCAGCCAGCGTATAGACGCAAGCGTTCTGGCGGCCCATTTTATAGTCTGTGGCGTCGTCAATGGTCCTGACGATCACATGCACCAACCCGGACGCCCCGACAACCTCCCAAGCTTCTGTTGGGCACCGCTCCAAGCCTGCATCACTTGCCGCCTTGTCGAGCGCATTCCAGCCGTTGATCATGCGCCTGCACTGGGTCTTCACCCCTTCCAAATCGCCATGCCATATGGCTTGATTGGTCAGGTATCGCTGGCGGTCAAACTTCTCCCGTATCTCTGGGCCGACCATCAACCGCAGCCTGCCTGCACCCCACTTATGCTCCATGCCTTCCACGCACAGCGTCAGTTCATCCACCCACGCCTGTCCTGTGATATACATCCCGTAAGTTTTTTGCCACGGCGCTGCATCAAACCTGCGTTCACGGGGCAACACCTCGCGCCACTGGTTCTGCCCCGCATATTTTTTCGTTTCCTTGGCCATGTCCTGATCCCTTTAATAAAATAATCCAACGCCGGTTCGCAGCATACACCACAGGCGTACCTGCCTCCTGCTTCAACACCACCTTGCCATCAGCATAGGCCGCAACCTTTGCCAGCACCCACGCTATGATCGACGGGTGATGCTCATTCAGCAGCTTCACGTCGGCCTTGTTCGCTGCCCTGCCATTCAGGACGCCCACCTCAAAAACATTCTTGGGTGCTACCTCATCCAAATGCACCTTCACATTAATCCACCCATCCCTGCATTTGTCCGGGCAAATGACCAGATGCCACTTTCCCCGTTTGGCCATCAGCAGGTGCGGCTGCGTCCGCAAATAATTCCTCCGGCCATATCGCACCCCAACCTCCCCAACCTTGGGCATACGTCTCGCCATG